TGGACTAACTGAAGGATATTACTACGTCAAAGTTCTTCCTTTAGCAAACCAGATCAAACTATATGCCTCAAGATCTCTTATTGTAAGTGATAACCCAGTTGAGTTTACCTCAAGTAGTGCTAGTGGTTCTCATACATTTACGCTTTCTGCTCAGAAGAGTGGATATATCTACCCACAAAAACTACTGAAGAAGTTCCCACTGAACAGAAATGTTCAGAATGGTAATGACACTCCAACTCTTCCAGCATCAACTGGTATGTTGGTAAACGGTGTTGAGATCATTAACTACAAGTCAACTGACAAAATTTACTCTGGTCCAGTTGAGAGTGTTCGTCTTTATAATGGTGGAACAAACTATGATGTTATTTCTCCACCAGATATCGAAATTGCTTCACCTGGAACTGGATACACAACTGCTCTAGTCAGAGCTGTTGTTGAGGGTAACGTAAAAGAAGTGAAGGTAGACCCACAAGACTTCGATCTTGTTGATGTTTTATCTGTAACTATTGATGGTGGTAATGGTTCTGGTGCTATCTTAGAACCAGTTTTAGAGACAAGATATCGTGAAATTGAGTTTGATGCCAGACTAACAGCAGGTGGTGGTGGAGTTAGCAACTCTGATGATACCATTACCTTCCTGAAACCACATAATCTTAGAAATGGTGATGCTATTGTCTACAATAGAAATGGAAACAACGCTCTCGGTGTAGGCACTTTTGGTGGAAGCAACGCTCACCAAGACATTAGACTGAACAGTGGTTCAGTTTATTATGCCCAAATTGTCAATAGTTCTACTATTAAACTGTATGAAACGTTTGAGAACTATGCTAGTGGTATCAGTACAGTAGGTTTCACAACAACTTCTCAAGGCATTCACAAGTTTAGAATGTTTGAGGGTAAGAAAACTCTTAAGTCTGTTAAGGTTATCAACCCTGGTAGTGGATATCAAAATAGACAACTGAAGGTAAAGTCAGAAAATATCTCAACGGTAGAAAACTCTATCACATTTAAGAACCATGGTTTTGCCGATGGTGATGTAGTTGTATACACATCTGATGGTTCTGTGGCAACTGGTCTTACAACTTCAGTAAGATATAAGGTTCTTAAGGTATCTGATGATACATTTAAACTAGCAAATGCTGGTGTTGGTGCTACGAACCTTACAAATTACACCAAGAGACTGCCAGTTAACATCACTGGAGTTGGTACTGATTTCCAAAACTTTGCTTATCCAGATGTTTCCATCTCAGTTAATGCCGAGTTTGATGGTGTATCTGGTGTAATTACAGCAACTCCAGTCGTTAGAGGTGAAATTGTTGACCTTTACCTTTACGAAACTGGTACTGGATATGGTACAACCATTCTCAATTTCCACAAGAGACCAGACATCAAGATCAAGAACGGTAAGAATGCTGAACTGAAGCCTTTTATTTCTGGTGGATCTATTGTTTCTGTTCAGGTTACCAATGGTGGTAGTGAGTATACTTCTGCTCCAGACCTAAAAGTTATCGGTGATGGTGTTGGTGCCAGACTGAGAGCGATGGTTTCTGGTGGTAAAGTCACTAACGTTGTAGTACTGAATTCTGGGGTAGGATACGTCCAAAACACCACCAGTGTTACCGTGACACCTGCTGGTAGAAACGGTAGTGTTGACGCCTCTGTTAGAGCACTTACACTGAACAACCACTATCGTTTTGGTGATGAGATTCTCTTAGATAACAATGGAGAACTTGAGTATGGTGTAGTTGGATACACAACCAGCATTGGAGACTCTGAGTTTGGTGATGATGGAACATCACACTCACCAATTATTGGTTGGGCATATGATGGAAACCCAATATATGGTGCTTATGCTTATAATGATCCAGCAGATATTAACTCTGGTATTAAAGTTCTGACCAGTGGATATCAAAGAGTTACTGCTGATATTGTAGACAGACCTGTTGGATTTGCTGCTGGGTTCTTCGTTGAGGACTACAAGTTTACTTCATCTGGTGATCTGGACGAGCACAATGGTAGATATGCCAAGACTCCAGAGTTCCCCAACGGTGTTTACTCATATCACGTAGGTATTACCAGTGATGGTAAGAACTCTCAGTTCCCATACTTCCTCGGACACACATATCGCTCTGTCCCAGTTATTCAGAACTTAGACCAAGGATATGACTTTAATAACTCAACTCTGACAAGAAACACCTTCCCATATAAAGTTGGTGATGCTTTCGCTAATAACGACTTCATCTCTGAGTCTTATGAGACTCTAATGCAGAGTGCTGTTATTGACTCTATTACTAAAGGTTCTGTTGATGGTTTCACTATCAATGAGCCTGGAAGCAACTATAGAGTAAATGATGTAGCATCATTTGATAATACAGAAACTAATGGTGGTGGACTTGCTGCTTACGTCGAAAGAGTAACTGGTAAACCAATTACCGATGTAACAACAAGCATTCAGACTTATCAGTCTAATGTTCTTGTTTGGGATAATGCTAACCAAGTATCTGTACACGTTTCTCCATCACATACATTCTTAGAGAATGACCAGATTGCTATCTCTGGTCTGTCAACCTTCGTCCCTGGTCTGACAAAACTACACAAGATTGGTGTTACCTCTGAGTCAACCAAGTTGGTTGGTGAAGTTGCTGCTAACTCAACTGTTGGTTTTGTAACAGATATCTTTGTTATTAACATTCCATCTACCGTTGCTGCTGGAACTACAGTTGCTATTGGAACAGAAAGAATGTCTGTTTTGGCAACATACCCCCAAAACAAAGTCATCAGGGTTGTAAGAGGCATCACAGGGTCTGCTCATACAGCGTTCACTGATGTATTCATATCACCAAATAGATTTACACTTCCAGTTAGAACTTCTTACTTTAATTCTGGTGTTGATGATAAGGTTTACTTTAACCCCATCCACTCTGTAGGTATTGGAACAACAACAGGTTCTGATTCTTCTAGAGGATACTTCGTTGGAGATAGACATAGAACAGTATCTGTTCCTATCCAGAGTGTTTATCTACCAAACCACCCATTCAGAACTGGTCAGCAAGTAACGTTCGAAAGAATTGGTGGTTCACAAGGTTTCACAGTTTCGAACACTGAAACTAGTGCTACATTCTCAATTCCACAAAGTGGAAATAGTGAAACACTGTTTGTTGTTAAGAAGTCTGGTGATTTCATCGGTCTTTGTACACAAGTTGGACTGACAACAAACACAGAAGGTCTGTACTTTAGAAATATTACTGCTAATGGTGACAGCACCGACTACAGATACTCACTAACCTCGAACAAAGTTCAGGTAACTGCCAGAGCAGAAAAGATCAAAGCAAGAGTTTCTGTTTCTACGGCACATGGACTTACCAATGGTGATACTATCAAGTTGAGTCTCAACTCCGAACAGTCTGTTGGTGTTGGTACTTCTGTATCAGCATATCTCAAGTATAACTCAACTTATGATCGTCTGCTTGTCAACCCAATCGGTTTTAACTCAACGTCGGTCAATTCTTCGACCAATGAGTTGACTCTGGTTGACCATGGTCTTAAGACTGGTGATAAGGTGTTCTACAATGCTTCTGACTTGGTTGTATCTGGTCTATCTACAGGTTCATACTTTGTCTATAGAATAGATGATGACACTATCAACCTTTCACCAACACATTATGATTCTATTTCTACTCCTCCAACAGTTGTAAGTTTTGCTTCCACTGGTGGTTCTAGTCAAGAGTTGTCAAGAATCAACCCACAACTTGAGGTTGTTAGAGATAATAACCTAGTCTTTAATGTATCAGACACATCTCTGAGTGGATACACTCTTAAACTCTTCTATGATAGAGAGTTTAAGAATGAGTTGGTTTCTATCGGTTCTTCCACAACTTTCAGCACTTCTGGTGTTGGTACTGTTGGAGTTACTACGACAGCAACCTTTACTCTCAACTACAATAAAGATCTTCCATCTAAAGTCTACTATCAGTTAGACAAGGCAGGTTTCATAAGCAGTGCTGATACTGAAGTTAAAAACTATAATGAAATACTATTTGCTGACAGCAGATATAATGGAACTTATACCGTCTCTGGTATTGGGTCAACTACATTCGATATCTCTCTAGGTGCTGTTCCTGAAGATCTTCAGTATAACCAGTCTGATACAAGTGTTCTCAAGTATTCTACTTCTTCACCAAGAGCTCTTGGTGGTGTAGACTCCATGAGAATTACCTTTGGTGGTGCCAACTATAAGAAACTTCCAAGGTTTGTAAGTATCGCTTCTTCTATCGGTGAAAATGCTGATATCATTCCAACATCTACTACTCTAGGAAGAATCAACCAAGTCACTATTCAGGACCCAGGTTTTGACTTCTCTGCTGACAAGACACTTAACCCAGAAGTTTATATCTCACCAAATATCACCGTAGTAAATAGAAACTCTATTACTAGCATTGATGTAACTTCTGGTGGTTCTGGTTACACTTCAGTTCCAGATCTTGTCATCGTCAACCCATCAACAGGAACTGCTTATGACACAGGACTGGTCATAGCAAAGGTCCAGGGTTCATCAATCTCTTCTGTTGAGATTCTTGAGTCACCTAAGGGTATCTCTGAAGTAGAGTCTGAGATATACGCTATCAACAATAGTAACGGTGTTGGTATTAACAGCATCTTCTCCTCACCAGCGGGTATCGTTACTTGTGTATTATCAACTCCTATAAGCGGTTTCACAACTGCTACAGCACCATTTGCTGTTGGTGACTATGTATTTGCAGAATCTATTTCACTAGCATCAACTACTGGAACTGGTTTTAACTCAGCAGACTACGCTTACAACTTTTTTAGAGTAACGGCTTACAGAAATACAAACCCAGCAGAAGTTGAGTTTGATATCTCACCATATGCCACTAATGCTGGTGTGGCAGACACATCCCAGAACTCATTCGCGTTCCTGGTTAATAAGAATAACTATCCAGTATTTAATGTAACTCAGGAGGCAGGTGCTTTCATCATCGGTGAAACACTATTCACCAAGTCTGGAACCACTTATACCGAAAGAGATCTTGTCATCACCGATAACCTGAATGACTCTATCAAGGTATATGGAACTTATACTTTGAGTGAGAATCAAGTTATAGTTGGTAAGGACTCTGGCACTGTAGCAACTATTAAGTCCATTACAGAAAACAAGGGTATATTTAAGGTAAACTATGGTCTAGAAACTGACTATGGTTGGGCAACTGATACTGGTAAGTTGGATGAGGACTATCAAGTTCTTCCAGATAATGACTATTATCAGAATCTTTCTTATTCTATTAAGAGTCCTATCGAATATGAAGACTGGGTTGATCCAGTTAACAGACTTCTACACTCTTCTGGTCTTAAGAACTTTGCTGATACTGGCATTACCAGTGAGGGTAAGGTATCTGTTGCCACGAGCACATCTTCGACAAGCACAGCACTCATTGACCTAATCAGTGAGAGAAGAGTAGATACAGTTAACTTCTTTGACTTTGGTATTGATGTTGATGTTACTTCCAATAAGTCTAAGTTTGTAAAACTACAAAATACCAAACTAGCAGACTACATTGAGTGTAGAACAAACCGCGTTCTAACTATTGACAACTTTAATGACCAGTTCTCTAATGCTGAGGACGCAAATACAACACTGTACAAAGACGTTGATAGTTTCATCGCTAATGATGGATATAGCAGATACTTTGTTCAGATAATCAATCCAAACAATAACAATAGACAAGCAACCGAACTTATAGTTCTCAACACTCCAAGTGATGAACTGATAACGGTAGAAAAGGGATCTATCTACAATAGTGCCGATCAACTTGCTGACCTTCAGGCAATCAAGGATTCATTTGGTAATGTTAAGTTGAGATTCACTCCTGCCGATCCATATAACTCTGACTATGATGTTAAGTTTATTAAGAATAACTTTAACACTACCCTAACAGGCATCAATACTCAGTCTGTTGGTTTCATCAACCTGATTGGTTCTAATATTACCGTTGGTTCTGGAAATACTTCTACAGTTTATGAAGCAACTACGGTAACAACTGAGTCTCTATTTGCTATCGTCGAACTCACTGACACGATAACCAAAGATAAGACTGTGGTTGATATGTTCATCGACCACGATGGAACTGATACTTACAAGTCAGACTTCTTCTTTGACAACAATGCTGGTTCTGGAATTTCTAATAACTTCATTGGAACATTTATTAGTAACATAAGTTCTGGTGTTCTTTCACTCAAGTTTGAGAATACTGAGTCCAATGATGTACTTGTTAGATCAAGAGTTGTTGGTTTTGGTACAACTGCTGCTGGTATTGGAACTTATATCTTTAAGGCATCTGGGCAACCAGACAGTGCCGTAAGAGAAGGTAGACTTGAGGCAAACTACTCAGTATTCTCTGGTACTGGCATTTCCACAGTACTGACTTATCTGAGGTCTGATGTTACTACTGTGAAGTCAACCGCCAGAGTTTCATATGGAAACACTTCGGCACTACATCAGGTATTGTTTAACCATAATAACAACAATGCCTTCACGATGCAGTATCCATTCATTTCCATCGGAAGCACATCTGGTATTGGTACTTTTGGTTCTAAAGTTTCTGGAAACAACCTAGACCTAGTATTCTATCCAGACTCTAATATCAATAACGATATTACCGTTCAATTGTATAGTGAAGTCATCCAGACTGAAAAGGATCTCCTCAATATCCCTGCCGTTCTCTCTTATGGAACTGTAAATGAGAAACTAGTTACCGCACAGTTTGACTCTATCAATGGAGATAGAACAAACAAGTTTGACTTTGAGCTGAAGCACAATGGAACTCCTATCTTTGAGAAGCAGTTTAACCCTGGCATCTCAACGGTAGTCAATCTTGGCACTGGCGTATTTACCATTAGTGATCACTTCTTCAGCACTGGAGAAAGACTGATATACACCCCAAGAACAACATTTGTTGGTGGGGCATATACCTCAATGGTAATGTCTGATACAAATGTTCTTCCAACGGATGTTTATGCTATCAAGATCAATAATAATGAGTTTAAACTTGCTACAAGTCAGGCAAACGCAAATGCTGGAACTGCGGTAACATTCAGTTCTGCTGGAAGTGGTAATGGACATACTCTCGAAATGTTTAAGAAACTAGAGAAGTCTCTTATCACTATTGATGGTGTTGGAAGAGCTCCTCTGGCATATACCCCAATTAATCACACTCTAAGTGACAATGGTGGTTCTATCTCTGTTGGAGCAACATACTTTGGTGTCTCTGGTATTTCTTCCATCATTCCTGGCGATGTTCTCAAGATTGATAATGAATATATGAAAGTTGATGCTGTTGGACTTGGAACAACAACCATTGGACCTATCACTGGTTCTGGTTCCTTTAATGTTGTCAAGACTGAAAGAGGTTTCGTCGGAACTCTAGCAACAACCCACACTGATGGAGCAACTGTCAGACTCTATCAGGGTTCTTACAACATGACCAGAAGTCAGATCCACTTCACTGAAGCACCTAGAGGCAATACTCAAGAGTTGGTCGATGAAAGTAACATTCCTTATACTAAGTCTACGTTCGGCGGAAGAGTCTATCTCAGACAAGACTACTCTACGAACCAAATTTATGATAACATCACGAGACAGTTCACTGGTATTGGTGCTACTTACAGACTAACTGTTGGTGGAGCAAATACAACTGGTATTGAGACTGGTAGTGGACTGGTATTCATCAATAATATGTTCCAAACCCCAACAACATCAAATAACGTTGGTGGTAACTATAGTTTCATCGAAAATGCTGGTATTTCTAGCGTAGTGTTCACTGGAGTTAATAATGCTAGCTTCATCTCCGATTACGATGTAAACCAGAACTTACTGCCAAGAGGTGGTTTGATTGTTTCCCTTGGTTCTACTCAAGGTCTTGGTTTTGCTCCTCTGGTTGGTGCTTCTGTAACAGCATTTGTTTCTGGTGGTGTTATTCAGTCAGTTGGTCTTGGTTCTACTGACATTGTTGGTTCTGGATACCGTGGAACAGTTTCTATTGGAGTAACCGATCCAAACCATTCTGGAAACGCAGCAACCATCACTGCTACTGTTGGTGCTGGTGGAACACTATCCTTCACTGTAAGTGATGGTGGTTCTGGTTATAGTTCTAACCCTGTCATCGAAATACCCGAACCAAACTACGAAAATCTATCAGTCGTTGGCGTTTCTCGCCTTGGTATTGGAGCAACTACTGACACTGGAAGTGGTCTGCTTCTCAACGTAGAAGTTGGTGCTGCTACAACCAATGTTGGTATCGGTTCTACACTCTTCGAAGTAACCAACTTTAAGATCACAAGACCTGGTTGGGGATTCAGAAAGGGTGATAAGTTTAAACCAGTTGGTTTGGTAACTGCTAGACACCTGGCAGCACCTATCAATGACTTTGAAATCGAAGTTCTTGAGGTATTCGACGACAACTTTGCTGCTTGGCAGTTTGGTCAACTCGATTACATCGACTCTATTGCAAGTCTACAAAATGGAACCAGAAAGAGATTCCCACTTTATTACAACGGCGAATTGGTAAGTTTTGAGACAGATCCAGATAATGTTGATTCTGCTGCTATTAATCTTGAGTCACTCCTCCTCATCTATGTAAATGGTGTTCTCCAGGATCCAAACATCCATTATAACTTCGAAGGTGGAACTTCCATCACCTTCACTACAGCACCTACAACAAACGATAACATTGATATCTTCTTCTACATGGGAACTCGTGACGTTGATAGCATAAGCGTTGATATCAACGAAACTATCAAGGTTGGTGATATCATCCAACTCCAGAAGACTGAGAACAGTCTCCTTCAGGATCCAAGAACTATCTACAATATTAATGCTTCAGACAAAGTTGAGACTAACATTTACAGTGGTCTGGGTATTGATGATGCCAACTACAAACCATTCAGTTGGACAAAACAAAAGGTAGATAAGAACCTTGGTGGAGAACTCATCTACAAGTCTAGAGATTCTATCGAGTCTCAAGTTTATCCAACAGCAAAGATCATTGGTGACCTATCAACTTCAGCAACTGAAATATTCGTAGATGACGCACAGTTCTTTAACTATGAAGAAAATGAGTCTTCCATTAACATCGCCAGTGTAAATGGTCTCATTGTCAATACAACGACAGACCCTGTTGCTGCTGCGATAACCGCAGTTGTCTCTGCTGCTGGAACTATCAGTTCCTTCACTATCACCAGTGGTGGTTCTGGTTATGTTGGTGCCTCAACTGATGTTAAGATCTCTGCTCCTAAGGCAGTTGGAGTTGGCGTAGGAACAACTGCTACCGCCACCGCAACTATTACAAACGGTTCCATCTCTTCTCTCAGCATCACAAATGCTGGTTTTGGTTATACCCATACTGCTCCACCACAAGTTCTCACCTCATTCCCCAAAGTTTCTGTTGAGAATCTTTCTGGTATTACTGCTGTTGCTGGTTTTGCTGGAACAGTCACAGGAATTGGAACAACCGTTGGAACTGGTGGAAATGCTCTCGCGCTCAAGTTTACTCTGAATGCTTCATCGTTCACTGGTCTTCAGGCAGGATATCCAATCTATGTCTTTAACACAAGCATTGGTTCTGGAGTAACTTCTATCAATGGTTCTGACTCTTCTGTTGTTGGTATTGGAACATCATTCTTAGATAACGTTTATATTATCAACGACTTCCATTCATCATCAACCACTGGTGTTGCTACTTGTAACATCCTCTCTACAACATCTGTTGCTGGTCTTTCGACTTCTGGAAGCGCAACTGACCCACGCGGATACTTCTCTTGGGGTAGACTTTCTGGGTTCTCAAGGTCATCTTCACCTGTTTCTATCGCAGTTACAGGTCTGACTGTTGACTCTGGACTCTCTACATTCCCAACTATCCAACGACGTGGTTATGGATTAAGAGATGGTGGTGCCCTGAGGAAGGATCTAGGATAGTTATAAATATAGAAAAAAGCTATTACGATGGCGGCAATTGTAACAGATCAGTTTAGAATATTAAACGCGGGAAATTTTGTAGATTCCGTCACCAATTCTTCTAACTCATATTATGTCTTCGTAGGTCTTTCCAACCCAGCAGTTGTTGGGTATGGAAGGACTACTGATTGGGATACCAATACACCGAATCCCACTGATAACTTCGATTATCAGAATTTTATTGGTGATAATATGTCTTTCGGCAAGAAGGTAACTTCTGCCAATGTTAGAAGACTTATTAGAAGGATTGACTGGGCGAGAGGAACGAAATATGAAATGTATCGTCATGACTATAGTTTGACAAATCTTTCACCAACTACAAAGTCGTCAAGACTTTATGATTCAAACTATTATGTAATGAATAGTGAATATAAAGTCTATATTTGTATTGATAATGGTTCTTCTGGAATCAACACTGCTGGAAATGCGTCTCTTGACGAACCAACATTCACTGACCTAGAACCTTCTAAGGCAGGTGTTAGTGGTGATGGATATCTGTGGAAGTATCTTTATACCGTTTCCCCAAGCGATATCATCAAGTTTGACTCGACTGAATATATTTCTCTACCTAGTGACTGGGCAACTTCCACTAACGCTCAGATTTCTGCTGTAAGAAATAATGGTGACTCAGACACAAACGAAAACCAGATAAAGAAAGTTTATATTGACTTACAAGGTCTTGGATATTCCCAAGGTTCTCATGAACTGAACATTTTGGGTGATGGAAGTGGTGGAAAAGTTATTGTAGATGTTGATGCTAACGGAAAGGTAACAAATACAGTTGTTTCTTCTGGCGGTAAAGACTATACCTACGGTATGGTTGACTTGGGTTCTATTAACGCAAGTTCATCAACTAAGGCAAAACTCATCCCCATCATCCCACCATCAAAGGGACATGGATATGACATTTACAAAGAACTTGGTGCCGACAAGGTTCTAGTTTATGCCAGATTCGATGACTCGACTAGAGACTTCCCAACTGACGTTACATTTGGTCAGATAGGTATCGTAAAGAACCCAACATCTATTGGGTCAACTAACGTATTTACTGAAAACCAGTTCTCTTCTCTTGGTGCTATTAAGTTCTCATCTGTTACTGGAACAGTTTCAGTTGGAACTAAGATTAGTCAGGCAGTTACTGGTGGCACTGCCAAGGGATATGTTGCTTCATATGACACTGAAACTAAGGTTCTAAAGTATTTCCAAGATAGAAATTCATTCCTGAACCAAACATTCTTTGATGCTACTGACTACGTTGGTGTTTCGACAAACGCTAAACTTTATAACTTTGCCTCAAACGCAAATGCTGTAACATCGACTGGAGGTTTCTCTGGTTCTGTTGATACTGGGTTTACTGGTATTAGCACCAACCCAACTGGAACAAAACTCATCTCACTTGGGACTCAGTTTACAAACGGGGTTGCCAATCCTGAGATAAATAAAGGGTCAGGGGATATTGTTTACATCGACAATCGTCCCGCTATCTCCAGAAATTCTAGACAAAAAGAAGACGTTAAAATTATCCTGGAATTCTA